AACATCGGCAGCACCAGGTAACTGGAAGAGACCAGATGTATTAATAACGGCATTGACACCAGATGTCTCGGAAGGACCAGCGAAGGCGTGGATAGCATTAGGAAGAGCATCGACGGCATCGGTATAGTTGAAAGGCTGGGCACCAAGTGTCTTGTAAAGGAGACCACTTCCGTTAAGAGATGAGCAGTAGTCGACGTTGGAATCAGGCTGAACAACCCAGATAAGCTCCTTAACAGGGTGGTTAAAGTTAAGCTTAATCTTGTTGGAAGAAGAACCGACAGACTCGTCACCAGTAAACTGGAGCTGTTCAATCAAGTACTCGTGGGGGTTCTGTGCCATCTTTCTGCGCTCATCAGTATCAAGGAAGATATAATCAATGTAGAGAGAAGCAGCAACAAGAGATTGTTGGTAAGCAGTTGTAACGGCAACAGATGCGTTGGAAGAAGAAGCTAAGCTGGTAACGGCCCAGAGACACTCACCGAGAGGGCGGATATCAAGGTTAATCTTGACCTCGTGGTACTGAAGGGCAATAAGAGGAAGAGCAAGTCCAGGGTTGCGGCAAAACCAGAAGAGGAGAGGAATGTAGAGGGTTGTCTCAGGAAGGGCGTTACGAGGAGCGCAAACCTGGGAAGGTCCACCAGAAGCAGCACAAGGTCCAGAGACAGCAGCGAATGTAGGATCAGTGACATATGTAAGCTGAGTGGTGTTACCAATCAACTTGAAGTATCCACGCTGTTGTTCAGAGGACATGGTAAGCTGGTTCCAGATATGCATCCAGTCACCATACTGACGGTCAATTCTCTGACCACCAATCTCAACCTCGACCTGGGCAATAATCTGTTCACCAATGTAGTCTAACCATCTAGCATAAACGGCAGAACCAGAGGCAGCCATCTGCTGGTTAATCTCAGGAAGAGTAATCTGGAGGTATGTGCGGTAGCAAAGATCACCATTTCTTGAGATTGTGCAGGTAACACGGCGTCCGAAATCGGCCTGTCCAGAAAATGTCTGTTCAATAGATTCCATGGCAAAGTTAGTATGTCTACGGTATGAGACCTTCCAGAAAGTTATCTCGGGAGTTCCAGTAAGAAAAACATCTTGAGCACCATAAGCAACGAGTTGAAGAAGAGCACCACCCATTTTAGGTTATATACTTCCTAAAGATAATAATTTCGGGAAAATAGAATAAATTGGCTTTATTTTATTTTTTAGCAATTTTTTAATTTTATTGTAATTCAAATATATAATTAATGTGATATAGCAGTAAATAATTCTAGTCTATGAATAAATATGTATATTAGATGTAATATATCTATGTTTCCTAAACTATCTTGATTTTAATATTTTTTGAATATCTAGATTTGAATGAATGAATGTTTCTAAATACTCGGTTTTTAAAATCTCTCGCTTCCCTTCATGTTTTTTCGTAAAAATATATTCATCTTCCGTCTTTTTTACTTTCCAACCATCGTTTAAAGCATTCATAACAAAACACATTTTTTGAAACTCTTTTTTGGAAGTCTTAAAATCATCCATAACACCTTATATAGTGTAGATTTATTTAGTATTTTCGAGTTTTACGGAAGTATTTTTTATTACGATATGTACGTCGTTTTTTATTTGTTTTTTTATTACGATGGGTACGTCGGTTTTTATTTGTTTTTTTATTACCACCACCTTTTACTAAGATAGGTTGTAGTTGTTTTTCTAATAGTTCATTTTTATATTCCAAATCATCGGGTTTATATATAGGATTTGTATCTTCTATATATCTATTTTCATCTATAGTATTTTGTTTGACTTCTTCTATATTTGACAATTGTCTAAAATTGGTTGGATTTATAAAAGTAAATTCGGTATATTTATTTTTTTCAAAAAAATCATTTCTCTCTTTAATGAATAATCCAGGATAAATATGAAAAATAAGAGGGTATTTCCTATACATACCATTTAATGTAGCATCAACTATAGGTCTAGTTTTTAGATTTTTATTAATTTTAATAAATTTATCTAATATTTCTTTATGTGGACAATTTAATAGAATTTCAAAACTAGTTTTCAAAGTTAATATGGCGTCTTTATTTATAGATTCACCCGTAAAAAAATAGTCGATTATAGTAGATATAGTTTCTGGCATATCGATTTGTATTGGTATTAGCATTTCTTCTTCTTGAATAGAGATAGACCCGCCCATGAATAGTGGGTTTGACGAAAATAATTGAGAGAATAAATCTTCATATACTGTAAATTCGGATAATTCTTTTTTTGTTTTAAAATCTATATAATTTAATAACATTAAATTAAAATTAAATTCATTCGCATTATAACCTTCATACTCATCTGTTAATTCTTTACTATCAAATCCAATTCTATTAGAATCTATAATTGAAAAAAATGGATTTACCGAAATATAATCCTCAGTATATTCATTTATATCTAGAGCTTCATCAGACACTTCTTCATCATAATTAACATCTAATTCATTTATAGATTGTAATATTCCTTCTAATATATCTATTTGACCGTTTCTATATAAATTAATATATTCTTCATATTCTGGAACAGATTCCTTATATATTAATTCAAGTCGTTCTAACCTTTTTTCATTTGTATCATTCCTATTTTGCCGTCTAGTTGTTTTTAATGATATTAATGATTGTATTAAATTAACGGTATCATTAAAAAATAACTCAGATGTAATTTCTGTAAATTGTTGTAACATTGTTTTTTGGTCTGGATAATCTGTTAAAACATCTCTCCTTTTTTTTTTAATTATTACCGGAACTTTTTTTTTATTTGTTTTATTATAATGATTTATTAATAAAGATATTCCAAAAAATCCCTTTAAAAATATTTGTACTTCGTTCGATGTTTTTTTAATATCATTTATATCAAAATCGGAATCGGATTCTTGAGGCAAACCTGCTAGCGTTTTTATCCATTGCATTAGTTGATTACTTTGTAAACTTTTTATAAATTCGGATACTTTTCCGTCCAACGAAGGGTCTGGATTTTGTATTAGAAAGTTTTTATCTAATAACTTTTGTCGTTTTATTTCGGATTCGGTTGGTTCTTCTTTGACTTCTTCTTCAACTTCTCTCATTGTTTCTTGTTCTTGAACTTCTTGTTTTTCTGATTCTTGTTTTTCTGATTCTTGTTTTTCTAATTCTTGTTTTTCTGATTCTTGTTTTTCTGATTCTTGTTTTTCTGATTCTTGTTTTTCTGATTCTTGTTTTTCCGATTCTGGCTCTTCTTCTGATTCTGGCTCTTCTTCTGATTCAAACGATAATTCATCATGGATTTCAATATCATTAATACTATTTATAGCTTCTGAAACAATAAGTTCTGAATAATCACTTTCTCCACCAACGGCTCTTACATTTTCAATTGTTTTTTTAATAATAATTAAAAAATGATTTTTTTCAGATTCAAAAACTTGGGTATTAATACTAGTTATTACCGGAAATATAATGCTATTTATTGCAAAAATCGTCTCGCATTTTGTTAAATAATTACTAGCTCTTGGCAATCTAATTGCATTTGGGAATAAAGAATAAAATAGAACACATCCATTTATACTAAACTTTTTTGGTAAATTTTTAGTTAATAAATAATCATCATCTGTAATTTGCGAACCCTTCATATATTTAAGAGAAGGTATACCATCCTCATTCCATAGTTTAAGAATTTTACTCATACAATCATTTGTATTTTCAATATTCTTAAAATAAGCATTCATAAAATTAAATAGATTGTTAATTATTCCGCCAATTTTAATAATCAACTTCTTTTTTTCTTTTACTGGAAAAGTAATTTTACCTTTTACTTTTAGAGGAGGTCCATCTTTCGGTTTCAATTTACCATAACTTTCTCGTAAAGAATATAATAATTTTGAAAAATAATCACTAATTAATTCTCGTGTTTCGGAACTTAATATATCAAAGCCATCAAAATTAAAATCAGCCAGGGTTAAAAGAGGTTGATTTTCTGTTCCAAGTTCCTCTTCTAATTTAGTAA